TCCTTCGCCGATCCGCCGTTGCGATCGATGACACGCACAGCGTCTACGTCTCCGCCGGCTTCGCACCGGAAGACCTCCGGCACCGGGGCAACGTCATAGGAGCCTGATATGCGGATCGTAGTCGATGGAGAGTCCTGGGAGGTCAAAGAGGACGAGATTCTTGGGCTTTGCGATTCGGAGAATCGGGTCATCACCCTGAATCCAAAACTCAAACCCAAGATGCGGTTACTCGTACTGATCCATGAAATGCTCCATGCCGCACGACCGGACTTCACCGAGGCTGATACGGGGTATCTTGACCAGATACTCCAGGAAGGACTCTGGGCAGACGGATGGCGAAGAAAACCAAAAGCGAAGTAAAGGCCCCCACCGGGCCGATGCTCTCCAAGTTCCTGCGGATGGTTGCGCAGGACATCGAGGACACTGACCAGAATCTCGACCCGATCACCAAGGCCGAGGCCCTTGCCCGATTGGTGTGGAAATACGCCCTTGGGTGGACGGAATACGACCAGGACGATCCAGGCAAGGTCGTCATGGTCCACAAGCCAGACTGGCGTGCCGTCGCCCTGCTCTACGACCGCATCGAGGGCAAGGTCGTCGCGGCGATCCCGGACGACAAGAACCTCACGCTCCCCGAGAAGGTGGACGAACTCGCCAAGGCCAACCTGAACGCGATTGCTCTGTCCACCCAGGAACCCGATGGCTGATCTCAAACCGGAACTATCGGAGCCATTCCCGAATACTCCGCCGATCTGGACGTGCCCAGTCACCGGACTCAAGGTGCCCAAGCACTACCAGGCGAACCTGGACTACCGGGCTGCACTCCTCGCCAAAGCAGCGAACGACACCGGACTCCAGCGAGAGATACTTGCGGCCTGTCGGGACTCGCTCCTCTACTGGACCAACTCCTTTGCTTTCACGTTTAAACTGCGTGACGTGAACGCTGATGGTAATACCGTCAACTCCCGGACGGCGCACGTTCCCTACATCACCTGGGAGATCCAGGACCGGCACCTCATTGCAATCGAGGACGCGATCGAGAATCAGTACGATCTCCTCACCGATAAGTCGCGTGATATGGGCGCGTCGTGGGACCACATCTACGTCCTGGAGCACCAGTTTCTCTTCCTCCCCGATCGCATGTTCCTCGAACTGTCCCGTACCGAGGAGTACGTCGATCGGAGCGACAATCCAAAATGTCTATTCTGGAAACATCGCTACATCCGCAAGTGGCTTCCCAAGTGGATGCTTCCGCCGATCCATGATGTGGCGATGCACTTCACCAATCTGGCGAACAATTCAAAGATCGATGGCGAATCGGCGAATGCCAATGCGGCCTCGGGCGATCGGCGGAGGGCCGTACTGCTCGATGAGTTTGCCAAAGTAGAACAAGGCGGAAAGATCCGGTCTGCTACTGCCGATGTGTCTGGATGTCGGCTCATTAACTCCACCCAAGCCGGTCCAGGTACGGCCTACAGTAAGTGGCGTCGTAGCGGGCAGGCAAGAATCTTCATCATGCCCTGGTGGGAACACCCGGAGAAGGGCCGAGGCCGGAACGTAGTATATGACGAGACGACTAAGGCATACGATATTACTGCGCCCTGGTTGGAGAAAGAACGAGAACGCCGTTCTCCCCAGGAAGTGGACCAGGAAATACTGATGAAGGATATCGACCAGGGGGCCACCTTCTTCGATGCGATGCCGATCACCCAGCACATAGCCACACTTGCCAAGCCGGCGAACTTCACGCGCGCGATCGACTTCAAGATCGGTACACCGCAGGACCACATGGCTGAGATCATCCGCAAGAAGCAGTATAAGCCATATGTGAATATCACACCCCAAGGACCGTGGCGGTTCTGGATGGCGGCGGACTCCGGTCGGCCGGACCAGACGAAGAGTTACGTGTTCGGAGTGGACATCTCCAAGGGTCAGGGGGCTAGCAACTCGGTCGTCTCGGTCCTGTGCGTCCAGACCCGGGAAAAGGTCGCCGAATTCGCCGATGCCACCGTTCCACCGTACGATCTGGCGAAGATCGTCGCCGCGGCAGGGATGTGGTTCGGCGGGGCGCAGGGGAAACTCCCGTTGGTGAACTGGGAGATCAACGGCCCAGGAGTAGACTTCGGCAAGGTTCTGGTAAGGAAACTTTGCTACCCAAATATTTACATGGATCGGGTAATCGGCACCGTGACGGAGAAGCGGACTCGTAAGTATGGATGGCACTCTTCTCAACCCAAGAAGGAGGAACTCCTGGGCGCACTCCGGCGTGCGTACGCTCACGGAGGAATCATTAATCGCTCTACCGAGGCTCTGGAAGAGGCCCTCATGTACGTCTACTACAGCGATGGTGGACTCGGCCCGGCAGAGTTTTCGAGGGAATCCCAGGAAGCAAAACTCACTCACGGAGATCGGGTCATCGCTGACGCTCTGGCCCTCCTGGCTATCGGCGAGACCCCGAACTACCAGAAGAAAGGGGGGCCTACTCCTCCCCGCCGATCAATCGGGAGTCGGCGAGAATTAGCCCTTGCAAATCGCACTACCCATGTGGTACAATGGGGTAATACGGTGAACCTCGCCTCTGGTAGACCTGAATTCCGTATGAAAGCAAACTATGGCCGGTAAAGAAGTTACGATCAAAAAGGTCTACGAGGCGGTACGGCTGGGGGAGAAACGTCTGCACAATTTCCGTGCGGCTCGTCTGATGTTTCTCAAACAGTATGCCGGGCCGTACTACGACAAGCCGAAGGCGGAAATCGGCGCGATGCCGATCAGTTTGATCTACAATGCCATCAGCATTCTGGTGCCGAACCTCGTCACCAACTTCCCCAAAACCCTTGTCACGTCCAAGTTTATGAACTATCGCGGCTACGCGGAACTTCTCGGACTGGGCGTGGACCATCTGGCACGGGAGATCGACCTTCGCGCCGAACTCCGCCGATGGATTGTGGACGGACTGTTCACCTTGGGGATAATGAAGACCGGCATCGCCACCTCCGACAGTCTCGTGAGTTTCGGGGACGATACCCAGATCGATCCGGGCCAACCCTATGCTAGGGTCATTGACTTCGACGACTTCATCCTCGACCCGGCCTGCAAGCGGATCGAAGAGGCGTCGTTCGTCGGCCACAGGGCGAGAGTCCCGCGGCAGATGCTACTGGACTCCGATTTGTTCGACAACGATATGGTGGTTGCCCTGTCGGCCTCAAAGAGCGATCCCTCCCGCCAGAAGGGTGTTGACGAACTCTCCCAGCAGAAGACCTCTCGTACCGAGGTGTCCGACCTCCAGGATCTCGTGGACATCCGAGAAATCTGGGTTCCCGCGGCCAAGGCGATTATCTGGATGCCGGCGGAGAGTACCTCGTACGACAAGTACCTTCGTATCGCGGACTACGGTGGCCCGGAGAAGGGTGACTACACGTACCTCTCCTTTACTCCGCCGATGCCCAGCAACCCCATGCCGGTTCCCCCGGTTGGGATCTGGTACGATCTCCACATCGCGGCCAACGACATGTTGCGGAAGATCATGGATCAGGCAGCGCGGCAGAAGGATATCCTAACCTATCAGCCGCACGCGCAGGACGATGCCGAGTCGATCAAGAACGCCGGCGACGGCGACATCATCGGTATCTACAATGTGGACGGGGCCAAGGTCCAGTCCTTCGGCGGGCAACAGCAGTCGAACGAGGCGCACCTCGCCCAGATCAGCTACTGGTTCAACCTGATGTCGGGAAACACGGACCAGATGGGTGGGACTCGCTCGGATGCCGAGACAGCCACTCAGGCCACGATCCTCCAGCAGAACTCCGCGGTGCGAACCGAGGACATGCGGGATCTGGTCTACATCGCCACCCAACACGTCCAGGAGAAACTGGCGTGGTATCTCCACACCGATCCCCTGATTCACCTTCCGCTCATCAAACGTACTCCGATTCCGGCGCGAGTAGTCATGGGTCCGAATGGTCCAATCCAGATGCCGCCGCGGATGGAAGAGGAACAGGTAATCCTCACCGATGATGTTCGTGAGGGCGACTTCCTGGACTACCACTTCTCCATCGAGCAGAAATCGATGAGTCGGGTGGACCCGAACAAGAGACTCCAACAGGCGATGATCTTTGCGAGTAAGGTACTCCCTGCCGCGGCACAAGCGGCGATGGTCTGCCAGCAAATGGGTGTCCCCTTCAGCTTCGCCAAACTTGTGACACGACTTGCGAAGGAACTGGACATTGATTGGATCGATGAAGTCTTCTTCGATGAAGGGTTCCAGGCGCAAGTGC